CCACCGGCAATGGCCCCCTTGACGATACCCGAGCTAACGCCAGTAGCCGGTCCTACAGCCCCTGCGACAAGCGCATTCAGGGGGTTGGCCATAGCCGAACCCATGCCCTGCACGGCATTCTCGACACCGCCTTGTGGATTCGGCGTCGCCCGGTCAATCATATTGCCGAGTACCGCATTCACGTCCTGCAAATGCGGGTTATGGCCGATGGCTTGGCCGATGGTGTTGACGACAGCATTCATCGGGTTCGCCACGGTCCCCAGAGCGTCAGCAATGCCATGTCCGGCAGCGCGTGCAGTTAGCCCAAGTTGACGGCCAAGCTGATCCATGAAGCCCATAGGGGGCGCGGGAGGGGGGCCGTCATCCCATTTCACCTTGCTAGGATCGGGACCAGCCTGAGATCCGTCGTCCCATTTCACCTGAGATGCATCAATAGGCGCATTGTTAGCGTTTCGCACTTCATTGGTAGCAGCCACGATTTTAGAGGCATATTGGGGGTCTTGTGCGTAACCCCCGCCCTTTAGGGCGGTAGCGACTTGTTTGGCATCGGAACCGGCACCAACAGCCCCGCTGTAACGCGTGGCAATTAGCCGTGCATAACCATTTCCGAACTGTTCCGGCGAATCGTAGGCTTGGTAGTTATCAGACGTGCCGAGCATATTATCGCGCGCCGCCGGACCATTGCCTTTGATGTTGCCGATGTTATTTGTTCCGGGAATGACGGACTTACCCCATCCAGTTTCAAGACCCCAATGGCCCAGAATGATAGATGGGTCAATACCCAATTGTTGGGCTACGCTGGATGCCAGCGGCCCATATTGCTGTATGAAGTCAGATATCCCGGCCATGATTTACTCAGCATATGCGGTAGTGCCGTCAGAATATTGGTACACACGACGACCGTTGATTGTACCGGTTCTCGTCACTGTCTTTGGTTCTTTCCCGCTCATCAGATCCTGAGCGGCGGGAGACAAGAGACGTGAGAAATCCTGACGATGCGTAGCTTGCTCGTATTGCCGTTGCAAGCCGCCAAGCTGGCCAGCAAGAAGTTTCTGATACGTCTGAATTACACCGGCAAGTTGTTGGGGACTATTCGCCTTATCCAGAATCGCCTTCATTTCCTGACGATCTGAAACACCGCCACCAGCGCCAACGATTGCCTTCACAATCTCATCACCGACAATGGATTTAGCTGCGTCAAAGTTGGTCGGCGCAGTCTTGCCGGTTTGCGCCGCTACTACATTCCCAAGGCGGTTAACGGCCTGCACGTCGCCATTGTTGAGCGCGCCAACAAGACCGCCGAGCGTAGCCAAGTGATCGAGCGCCACGCTTTGCGAACGCACGATGTTACCGTTCTTACCCGTAGCGAAGTCGCTATAAGCCTTTTGGCTCGTCGTATATTCCTGAGCGTTGTAATTGGGATTCATTTCCATGACACGCGCCATCACACGCTGACCACCGGGCGAACGCAGCCCGAAACCTGACAACGGAGCCATCTGGTAATTCGCGATAGCAGCAGCCGTATTCTCGATATCCTGAGGATTGCCTTCTATGGATTCGCGGTGCAGACCAAGGTTTTCCTTGGCAATACCCAACATCTGCTGCATACGGTCCTGAGATACGGCCCCACTCACTTCGTTGATCGCAGCATCCAACTGATTGGCCAGTGCTTCGTTACCGGCAGCGCGTGCCTGATCCCGCGCGTTCGTGAGCGCGGTGATCTGGCCAAGCTTGGATTCCGGAGGGGCGTTCGTATTTTGCGTTATCCCACCGCCGCTTGGGCCTTGCTCCATCGGATTTACGCGCATGGCTCCCGGAGCCAGCGTATAAGGTTCCATACCCTTCACCATGGCTTGCAGGCGGGCATAGTATTGCGGGGCCATGCTCTGGGCGATCATCCCGATATCACCGGGATTAAACCCGGCTTTCAGGCCAGCACTCACCAGCGACGGGAAATCTATATTTCCGTTGGGGGTTCCCGATGCCGGGTTGAGCGAGATTTGCGACGGGTTGGCTCCCGGCATGCTTGTCTGGCTACCAATGGGACCACCCAACGTAGCAGGAGTCTGACTAGGAAGCTGGCCCATTGCTTGATTAAGGGATTCATTCGTACCCACCGGATTCGGACTCGTCTGCATGAAGTCAGCCGGGTTGAAATTCATTGCATTCTGAAGCCGTTGCGCTTGCAGTTTAAAAATCTGCTGCTGGAGTGGATTCATTGCAGCAGCATTGGCGTTCTGCAATCCCATCTGCATATTTTGGGCGACATTGTTTCCCTTGGACCCAAGTAGGCCAACGCCAACCTGAAACATCGGGTTGGACAGAAGAGAGGAAAGATCAAAATCCACTATAGCCTCCCATGGACGGAGTCAGTCCGGTGCGAATAGGCATCACATTTTGTTGCTGAATCTGCGCGGGAGGCGTCCAGTTTTGCGGAAGGGAAGAAACCGCAGGTTGAGCCATTTGCGCCTGAGGCTGCATCATTCTCATCTGCTGCATATGTTGCATAAGCGGCAACATACTACCCATGTTCCCATTTCCATTAAGCAAGCCAAGACCCATAGCCATCATCGGCAACGACATATTCCCTAACATTGATCCTTGCCCTTGCTGAGAAAGCATCCCGCTAAGGATACTTCCAAGGCCACCTTGGGAAAATGGCATTTGAGATGCGCCTTGGTAAGCGGGACCAGTAGGTCCAGCGGGCGTAGACGCGCCGCCACTTGTTGCAGAAGGGGCATTGCTGGCGTTGTAATTCGCAGCCAGTTGCGAATTAGGAAACACTTGCGCGAGAGTCGGAACCGCCCCCCCCGATCCATTTGCTCCCATATACCCATAGCCACTCATGGCTTACTCCTTACATGAACAGGCCACCAAGCAAGCCACCGATGGCCCCTACGCCCGTTCCGATTGGGCCAGCGAAGGAACCCATAGATGCGCCTGTCATCGCGCCGCCAAGTGCAGAACCAGCCACATTCTTATTCTGTTGTTGTGTCGTAGTAGAGCCATTCAGACTCAGGCCGCTTTGCAACAGATTAGAGAAGTTCTGTAGCCCCATCATCGGTTGCTGAGCATTGTAATTCTGCTGCGCAATATTCGAATTCAAAATACTTTGCAAATAATTCTGATATACATTGGATGTATTCAGATTATTACTACCCATCCCCGGGAGAGCGGATAAAGCGGAACCCTGAACATTCGCCAGACCATTGCCAGCAGTGTTCGTAAGTTGTCCAAGCTGACCAGCGGCATTCATCTGGTTCTGTACTTGTTGTTGCCAGTTCTGGCCAATCGTATTAGCCGACAGATTGGAGAGTTGCTGGCCAAGTGCGGAAGTCGCCGCATTTATCGCCGTAGAGTTGGCATTGCTACCTAGACGACCATTCCCGGCAAATGTGGAGAGAAGTCCCGGCATAACCGCTTGCTGGAAGTTCTGGACGACCGGCTGCGCCTCCGCGTTATACATATTCGTAATCGCGGGGTTGTTCGGATTCAGGTAAGCGCCATTGGCGATATTGGCAAGATTAGCTGTACCAGCATTGGAGTAATTCCCCATAGCCGTATCAGCGAGCGACATGGCTCCAAGATTCCCGGAAGCTCCAAGATTCCCGGAAGCAAGAGCATTAGTCATGCCATAGGCATTTTGATTTCCCTGCAATGCCTGACCGTAAGCCGTGGACATATCTTGTGTCCACGGCTGAATTTGACCTGTATTCTGGTTTGGAGCGAGTTGGCCAGACTGATAGGCATCATTTGCCCCACCGTACAAATTGGATAAGTACGGTTGCAGTCCGGACCATGGATCGGCCTTTTGGGTTGTAGTATTCCCGCCGCCACCAGACATATCATCCTCACTTTAATGGCTTATGCACCACCGAATAGCGGTGCTTGTATCCGATATCCAAGAGTTTCGGAACAAATCCTTTTCGGACATAAGATTCCATTGCCTCACATCCGTTAGACTCAGCCCAAATCTCAATATGAGCATGAGCCATATCCTTCCATCCATCAAACTCTGTTCCAGCAAGCGTAATTATCCTACAAACTTTCATTTGAGGATAACAAACGATTGTCGTCGTTCCTGCGCCGACAATTCGGTTCTCTTTCTGGATCATCCAGAGTTGCGCATCACGCCTGACGCACATATTTTTAAGATCATCCGGAGATAGTTCCCCGAACGTATGGTCAAGCGCACGCTTGACGAACGGCTCTGCGAATCGCCAGAGATCTTCTACCATCTCTGCCGGGATTCCTCTGATGTTGTAGTCCATTTTTATACTGACGGAGTGAAAGTGAAACTGTCTGTATCGCCAGCCCGATTAATTAGAATATTTGGGTCGGATGGGGTTACTTCCCAGATTGTTTGATTTGGGAATGCGTTCTGCGTCATGATTGCTGACGCGCCGGTTGTATTATTTTTGATCTTGATGCGACCTACCCAATTTGGGATTGCGTTAAAGGCAAGCGCAATTCGTTGATTAGAATATTGGGCGCAACCGTTCGCCGTAGTTCCAAAAAATGGGGCATTGAATATAATCACATTGGGTGATCCAGTACTTACAAAAATAGAACCATCCATCCGACCGGACTTGCCATGCAAAAGTCCGACATTGATGGAGCCTGTAGCGCCAGCAGACTGGCCCGCAAGCTGGCGTACCCACGGATGCCCTATATCCACTCCAGTAGAAGAAACGGCAAGCTCAGTCGCTATCTGCGAAAAAGAAACCGCCCCAGAGGCCGTGATAGTCACGATTTGCTCCCTAACTTGCGAATCTTTTCTTCCAGCGCCAAAATGCGCCGCGCCAAATATACACATGTCGCCAGTGCCGCGTTTCCGTAGGCGATGGAAAGCATCTCGCCGTTATCATTCACCGCTTCCGGAAGGATCGCGGCCAGCGATTGCGCGCCCAAGCCGACCTGACGATGATTCTTGTAAGAATCGATACGGGTAAATGTCCCTACCTTCTGGATCGCAGCAAGCCGATCGATGTAGTCGTCAGGAAGATCTCGCCAATCTGTTTTTACTGTTTCATCCGAAAATGCGGTAATGTCACCGGTACAGGTGAAACCACCTGATGCCGTTAGTGTAACGGCGGCTTGCCCAACAGCCGAACCGCCAGAAGATGACAAGCGTGCATCGTAATCGATATTGTTCCCGGACGAATGGAAGTCGATAGCTGGCGTATTTACGGCCAGTGGATTACCAATCTCTAGCGTTGCACCAGAAGCGGTGAAGTACGTTTCTGCGCCAGTTGCGGTGATCGTCCCGACATTCAGGTTGGTTGCGGTGATCGTCCCGACATTCAGGTTGGTTGCGGTGATCGCAGACGTGCTGATGATGGACGGGAAAGATGTGTTGGTCGGGTTGATGATCCCAAGCCGAAGATCGGAAAGGCCAGCATCTAGCGAACCAGAATCCATAATGACGGTAACAGTCGTATTCGTGCCGAACGTTGCGGATACAACACTACCGTAGAATGTACCGCCAAGATTCACCGCACGGATGCGCCGCCCCTGCGTATAGTTTGTCGTCTGGTTCCCGGACACGGTGAATGTCGTACCGCTCGCGAACGTGGCCACATCGCTCGGATACCATTCCGGGCCGGGATTCTTTGTCCAATCGGCCACATCGGCCATCATCTGACGCGCCGAGTCGTTGACCGTAGACGGAGCCTGCCCTTCCGCCCAGTTGATAGAGCCAGCAGAAGCATTAGATGCAGGCGTTGTAGACCAATCTCGGAGAGCCATTTCTTACCCCAAAATGCAATAGCGAAAGGTTTTTGTGGTGGAAACCGTAGAACTATGCGCTAACGTAAATGTTCCTTTCGCCTGAGACGACACATATACAGTCGGTTCGGCTGATAATGCCTTGGCCGTCAGCGGCATCATACCAATAAACGAAAAAGGACCGACTCTGGAATCCACGACAATCGTGGAAACGGTAGCTGCACCTAATGTCAGCGTACCCGTGTTGTTGATATGCCCTTTGTTTACTTCCGTCGCCCATGTGGCGATGCGCCGCCGATGCGGTACATCTTCCGGCTGGAAAGTAGGAACAAGTACACCGCCTGCCGTACTCATCTCTGCCCCGCATTAGAAAACTGGATATCCACGCCTTGCAGGAAATCGAAGTTCTGCCCGCTCGTCTTGATAAGGAAGCGGAAGAAACGATTAGTCACGCGAGACTGGCAGAAACCAGCCGAGTTAGGCGACAATGCGGCCCCATAACTGGAATTCTGCGTGATGTTATACCGGCTTGCGATCTGCACTTGCAGCGCGCCGCCAGATATCCCGCTTGCCACCGGAACCACTTGGTTAATCTGAGACAACATCTGCACGTTGTCGTTCGTCTGATTCATCGCGTTCTGGTAAAGCTGCGCTTGCGGATTCATCTCGCTTGTCTCAACGGTCGCCGACATGGCGGCACCGTTGAAGTAATACAGCGATCCAGCCACAAACGCACCGAAAATGAGTTGACCGCCCGTCCAAGACAAATCGTCCAGCGAGAACACCAGCGCATCTATATTGCTCCCGCAGTAGGCATCAAGTCCTTCCAGCGTAACACCCGGAGTCGCGATAAGGCCCAAGCATTCCACTGCCCCTGAATCCAGAGTATTCGGCATATCTATGCGAGACCATGATTCATAGGCCCATGAATAGCAAAGAATATGATTTGGCTTACCGCCGTTATTCCCCAAACCGGGATAAGCCCACATCACGATCTTCTGTTGGGGCCAGATTGCAACACGGATATTGGCAATGTTGGTGGAATCCAGATCGGCGAAGAACGTGCGGTCTACCTTACCCTGTCCAATCGGATTGATCGTCGTGCCGTTGAATTCGTAGAAGCCGTCAGCAGCAAGGAAATAAACAAGGTTCCCATAGTTGATGACGGACTGAGGCGCAAATGCGCCGATGTTTTGGTGGACCGGGTTGAACTGGAAGATGAGCGGCGAGCCAACGAAGTTCATTGCCCAGATCTTCCGTTCCTGAAATACGTAGCCTCCCTGTTCGCCGCCTACGATCTTCTGTACCCATCCGCCTTCCGTAGGGAGATCCTGAAAGTCGGCTAGCGTAGTCGCATCCGGAGTCCAGCTACCCACGTTATTGAGCGCGGACCAGCGCACACGGGTGACGCCGAGCGCCGAATCAGAGACGTTCCCGAGCACCGCAAAGTTGTTGATGACCGAGATATGCCGCCCGGTCGGCGCGCCACCGCCTACGGCCACGAAATGCGCTGCCCCCAAGGAGATCTGTTGCAATGGGTCCGTGCCGTTTGTGGCGAGCATCGTTTGGCCCCACTGTACGAATTCCCATGTATCGTTGTGGGCGACAGAGTAGGTAATGGACACGGCATTTACAGCCGTCAGGGAAGCCCCTGTACGGACATACAGTGCTGATTGGTCGCCGCAGTAGGTGTAGTTGTTGTTGGCGTTATCCCGAGCATTCACAAGGTTCAGCATGCGCCCGGTTGGTCCTGTCGCCACTTTTTGAAGGGACGGGACAGGCAGATAGCATTGCCGTCCGGGAAATACGTTGAACGCGGAATTGCCGCCCGGATTGTTATAGGGAGGCTGGTCAGGAAGCCACTGAGCCACGGGAACGAACATGATTCCCCCTTAGAACCGCGTCGCGCGGAGCCGCACCTGAAACTTCTGGTCCCGAAGCTGGAACAGTTGTTCGTCTGCATAGGACTTCTGCATGGCCGAGAATACCGCGCCAGCCTGATAATCCTTGATGTACGTTTTAGCCACAAACTTCGCGGCCCCGAACATCACCACATCTTCGGCACACGACAGCCAATCGTTCGTATCCGAATCGGCGGACAATTCAGGAAGCTTCTGCATGTAATAGCAGAGGATCGTATAGGCCGAGTCCGGCACGTTCGCCAAGTGGAAATTCACGCCATACTGGCACCAGCGAATGGGTAGGCCCAGAGACTCGTTGATGTTGATATAGCGGATCTCGGAGAACGGCACGTTAATCATCGGCACGTCAGCCGACTGGATGACGACTTCCATCCGGTCGGTTTCTAGA